TCAAGCAATGGGCAAACAAAGGACTCATTACCCGCTATCAGAAAGGATACAACGTGTACTACAGCAGACGTGAGTTGCTCGGAAGCCCGGTAGTGAAAGATTACAAAGACAGCAAGAAAAAAGATTAAGCTATGGAACATACAATCGAACAAATTCAGAATGACATTATGAACCGCATGCAGCAGTTTGATTTCGGCGACCGTGTAACGATACTCCGTGAGCTGGAAAACTTCTGCGGACAGCAGGCAGACGAAGCCATGAAAATGGAATACGACATGGCAGCAATGGAGGATATGAGAGATGAATAGGGTAGGATTACTTTCCGTAGACAGTGATTATCCTAATCTTGCTCTTATGAAAATTAGCAGGTATCACAGATTGAAAGGTGATACTGTTGAATGGTATAACCCACTTGATCACTATGACAAAGTGTATTCTGCTAAAGTATTCAGCTTTACTCCTGATTACGGATATTATATCAATGCTGATTCTGTAGAGTTTGGAGGAACCGGATATGATTTGGAAAAGAAACTTCCTAGAGATATAGACTTGATTCAGCCTGATTATTCAATATATCCTCAGATTGATTCAAAAACGGCATACGGTTTTATTACGCGCGGATGTCCGAACCGCTGTAAATGGTGTGTCGTCCCGAATAAAGAAGGGAAAATTTCTCCATATATGGACGTAGAAGAAATAGCTATTGACGGTAGGAATAATCTTATTCTGATGGACAACAATGTGCTGGCAAGCGATTATGGTATCACACAGATAGAAAAGATAGTGAATCGTAAATATCGTGTAGACTTCAATCAAGGATTGGATGCAAGACTTGTTACTCCTGAAATAGCTCACCTTCTTTCAAAGGTGAAATGGATAAAGCGGATACGTTTTGGATGTGATACTACTGGGCAGATTGACGATTGCGAAAGAGCCATATCTCTTCTGGAGAAAAACGGCTTTAAAGGAGAATTCTTCTTTTATTGTATTCTTCTTGACGATTTCGAAGAATCATTCAGTCGTGTAAATCACTGGAAGAAGAGAGGAGGCCGTTTTTATCCCCATTGCCAGCCTTACCGTGATGTGAATAATCCCAATCAAGTGATTCCACAGTGGCAAAAAGATTTGGCATCATGGGCTGATAAGAAGTGGATATTTAGAACTTGTGAATTTAAAGATTTTGAACCACGAAAAGGGTTTAAGTGTAAAGAATATTTTTATTGAAATTTAAAAACCAATTAATTATGGCAAAAAGAACCAAGAAAACAGTAGTCAGCGGAGTAAGCCGCGAACAGTACGAACAGGCATTTGCAGAATTCGCTATGGCCGACGCAAAGGCCCAGTCATTGACCGCAAAGATGGATCAGGAAATGACAAAGATCCGTGAGAAGTACGCCGACCAGCTGGCAGAACTGAACGAAACGAAAGACCGCACCTTTGAGGTGATGCAGACCTACGCAACTGAGAATAAGGACACGCTTTTCAGCAAAAAGAAAAGTCTGGAATCGGCACACGGTATCATCGGATTCCGCACAGGTAACCCGAAACTGAAGAATCGGAAAGGCTTCACCTGGGCAGCTGTAACAAACCTTTGCAAAGAGTTTCTTCCTGATTATATCCGCACCACGGAGGAACTGGCAAAAGACAAGCTTCTTGCCGACCGTGACGTACCGGAAGTTGCAGAACAGTTTGCCAACATCGGCGTAGAGGTGGTGCAGGACGAATCTTTCTACGTAGAACCAAAGAAGGAAAGCGATGCGGTCCAGGCCTAAATACACGTATGAACGCCGTGGTCCTCTTTGGATTGTGTATCGCAATGAATACACCCAGTCCACATGTGAAGGCACTCCCATAGCGGAGTGTCATTCACCGGAGGAAGCACGAGACAAGGTTTACCAATTAAATGGATGGAAATTTAAAAAAAAGATTATGAAAAAATATATTGGAACAAAAGAAGTAGAAGCAGAACCAATGACAATGGGAGAGGCTTATGAGAAAGGGTTATTACATCGTGATGCAAGTTTATGCGAAGGGGATAGACAAAGAGAAGGTTATCTTGTAAAGTACAAAGACGGTTACGAAAGCTGGTCACCAAAACAGGCGTTTGAAGAAGCATATAAATGCTCAGAAACTTTTCTTGACCGTATGCATATTGAACATGATGATTTGTTCAGTAAGTTTGATAAGTGTTCAACATTTGTAGACTCAGAGAAATTCCGTGAGACTGTAAAAAAAGACTATACGGCTTTTTTACTTTGGTTACAACGTGACATTATGGGAAGATATCTTGCAATACTTGAACAAAGAATGGCTATTGCAGGTGGTGAAAAAGAAATAACTACTTTCCCAAGAATGTCTTTCGGTATCGCTATTCAGGCTTTGAAATTTGGACTTTCTATTCGTAGAACTGGCTGGGACGGAGAGTTATTTGTTATCAAACAAGTACCGGCTCATATTGAGAGCAATATTATTCCAAAGATGCAGTCACTACCTCAGTCAGCCAAAAACATTATATTAAATGGTAAAGGATTTATTGACTATGCAAGCCAGTGTCTTATTTACAATAAGAATACAGGTATAGCTGATTCATGGACGCCATCAATTAGTGACGTATTTGCTGAAGATTGGGAGATTGTATAATGGCAGAACTCACTTTTAAAACAAACATCCGGCGCGACAAGTGGCCGCGCTGGATGATCAAGCTTCACGAATATCTTAAAAAGATATATGAAATACCTGTAGAAGATGTAGAACCAGACGATTACGACCGGCTCAAACGGATAATATTTGAAAAGATTGTCGCACTGGGAAATGATAAACTTATTATGGAAGATACGAACATATTAATCTATACCGTCAAAGGAGAGAACGGTTTTGGAGTTGTAGTCGAACGAAACAGCAAAAAAGTAATCACCTATTACCTGGAATAATGAACAATCGCACACAAATTATCCTGTTCACCGCATTTTCCATCATCATCGGGCCGCTGATTATAATGGGATTCATTCTGAAACTTGCAGGAAGAATGCTCGATATACTTGGCTGGCTCTGCTGGATGGAACCACGCATGGCGCGGAAAGGATGGAATGAATTAATCAGAAAAATAAAAGAATCATGGAGCACAAATTAGGAGAAACGTTCACATGGAACGGACATACGCTCGAAGTAGCCGAAGTGGAAGACCCGGAACATGCATGCGATGGATGCTGGTTTTTTGAGCACGGCATAAGCTGCTACGGGAACGGACTTGAATGTATGGACGATTCAAGAAGAGACCACACTAACGTAATATTTAAGAACTCAACAAAAACAGAAGAATTATGATGCACAACTGGTTTACATGCAAAATCCGTTACGAAAAGACAATGGAAAACGGAATGAACAAGAAAGTAACAGAACCCTATCTGGTAGACGCTCTCAGCTTTACCGAAGCCGAAAGCCGTATCATCGAAGAGATGACACCTTTTATCAGTGGTGAGTTCGAGGTGTCTGGAGTTGCAAAAGCTAATTACAATGAATTGTTTCCAAGTGAAGAAGAGTCTGCCGACCGCTGGTTCAAATGTAAACTCTGGTTTATCACACTGGATGAAAAGAGTGGAGCAGAAAAGCGTACTGCATTCAACGTACTGGTACAAGCTTCCGACCTTCGCGACGCCATCAAGAAGCTGGACGAAGGAATGAAAGACACTCTGGCCGATTACGTGATAGCTTCCGTAGCCGAAACCGCCATCATGGACGTGTATCCATACGAAGCAGACCCCGATGTGAAACCTGAATTTAATGATGCAGACAGAAGATGAAAACAGAAAAGACCTATATCCATCGCCGTGTATGCCTCTGCCGCCAGTGCGGAGGAACCGGCACAGTGACAGTGTATGCAGAAAAAGATTTTCAGCATCAGTACCCCGAACAGAAAGTGTGTCCGCAATGCCAGGGCAGCGGACGCATCTGGCTCAGCGGAACAGTAATCAAGCAGATTGAACCCTATGCAGAACCAGAACCTTAATCTGTTCAAGCCTCGCAGGGTGGCAGCCAAAGTCCATTACAGCGCAATCAATCAGTTTATGTTTGTATGGATCAAGTACAGCCGCCCATGCGACCTGAAGGTGCAGCGTTCGAAGCAGAACCCGGAATACCTGGGCATCTGCTTCGATGTGGAAAACAACGACACAATCGACATGATGTGTGATTTAAAAACAAGTCTGAAAATTGAGATTATTGATTTATGAAAAAGAAAATATACATATCTCTCCCAATTACAGGACATGAAGACTTAGCAAAATTACGTGCGGAAGTAAGGCAAAAAGAATTAGGACAAAAGGGATTTGATGCAGTAACTCCGTTCGACGTATCACCAGATTCCAACGCATCTTATGCGGAACACATGGGGCGAGACATTCAGGCTCTCTTGGAATGCGATGCGGTGTATTTCTGCCGTGGATGGCAAGACAGCAAAGGATGTCAGGCAGAATACGAAGTGGCGAAGATTTACGGAAAACAAATGGTTTTTGAATAATATGAGCGAAAAAGAACAAATAATGGATTTCATCGACCAGGTTCTTTCAGACTTTACAAATGAAGGAGCGATGGAAGTTCTGGAAGATGTGAAGAGTGAAATAGACATTAGAATCGAATCATGCGAAGAAGGTACATACACAGTAACAAGTGAATGATATGGGAAAGCAAGAAAGTATGGGCGACTGGTTCCAGATGGCTAAGGATTATGCCAAAGCAGAAAAGGAACTGAAAATCGAGAATTGGGTGCAAATCAGCATCTGCTACGGTCACGGCCATCAATCTGTCATCCTATACACCTACGACCTTCCTCGTGAAGTGTATGAAAGAAGGATGTGGGTAATCAGATGGAGGGTAGCCAGACTGCAATGCAAGTATCCTAGGAATGATGTGTACACTTCTTTTTACTGCTACGATAAGCGTTCAGGAGAGTCGCTTGAAGTGAGTTCTTGCCTATCTAAACTGATATCTGCAAAAGCCCAGATAACAAAAGCAGAACGCAGGATGAATGAATACATCGAGTACAACCGTCAGAACAATCTGTTTTTTGACGAGGAATCCGATGAGGAGCTGGCTAAGTTCCGCGAGAAACTTGAGCGCAAGAAACTTGAGTGTGCTGAGTGTCAGAAGAGACTTGAGAAACTTGTAGAAAAAGAAGAAATTTACAAAAGATTGATTAATTAAAATGAAAATCCCCGACACCGCCAAAACGGATGCCGGGGATTTTCATTTTAATTATTCATGAATCAGGGTTCTCCCAGATAATGACATATTGCCTCATGTTGCAAAGGCGTAAGCGTGCGCTGTCCTTTCTTGTAGTGAAGTTCGTCCAGTCTTTTTTGTAAATCTTTGTTGAGAT